GGCCATTAGTTCACCTTCTCATTCCATACTTAATTAATTAATTGCCACCAGCGTTACCAGTAATACCCCCGTCCACTTCCCAATAATCATAATTGAACGTCACTGTAAATTCTTCAATGGCGTCTGTGCTTTCCCAAGCTAGATCAATTGTACTAACTTCGGTAGGCCACATTCCATTAAATGTGTATTGTCGAACGGGTAGACCAGTTTTACTGTATTGCACAACCTGTGCGTTCTGCTTGTAAAGAAGCGGTGACGCAGCACCGAATTTCCTTACGTTTCCGAGATGAGAATTGATTGACTGCATCCACTCTTCCATCGAGTTGCGAATGAGAAAATCCTCATCATTAACAATTGTAACCGTCCACTCTGCGAAGGTTCGGTCACCAGCAATCTTAATCTTTCTACCAAAGTAAGGTACTTCAATAGTTCCGATCGTCGAAGCTGGAATCTGTGCTGCTTTAGCCATGAAAGGCAACTTAGCGTCGCCCGCAGCATTAACGGGGTTATTCATGATAACCTGAAACAGAGCAGGACGCGCACCACCAAGGGTGAGCTGTGATCTGATTTCATTGATATTAAAGGCCATCGTACTCTCCTATTCCTTATATCTATTTAGCTTAGAATTGTCCGACGACTTCAGAGAACTCGACGTTCGTTCGAACAGCAATGAAGTTCAGCTGAATGAAGTTAATCGATCTGGCGGGCTTGATGTAAATATCTCCAACAAACTCGTTGCGATCAATAATCTCTCCAGTGTTGTTCGTATTATCACAAACAACTTTAAAGTCAAATATACCTCTACGACCTTGTACGTCACGAAGGAATGGTTCGACTAAGTTTCTGAACTGTGCTCTAGTGAACTCATCGTTGAACTCGAAAAGCGTGAACTTAGCAGCTCTACTAATTGCTTTCTCAAGAACAATGAACAATCTCCGAACATTGATTCTATCAAACGCGCTTGGCTTAGCTTGCAAGGTTTTGTCACCAAATAGAATGGTACCTTGACCAGGGAAAGTTACGATTGGGTTAATACCACTCTTATAAAGAATGTCCCGATCAGCCTTGTCTGGGTTATAAGGATTTTTAATGACGTTCTTCAAGATACCTCTATTGAATCCAGCTGGTGAGAACCACGGATCTCTATTAGTATCTGTCCGGACGATAAGACCAGCAACGTCACCATTGTATGGAACATACCGGTATACGTCATTGTATCTATCATACTGGTACTTATAACCACCATCTAGTACACCGTACGAAGATGAGGTCAAAGCGTTTCTATAGTCAACTGTATTAGCAGCTTCGTCTCCGAAGTTGTTGATTACGTCTGCCTTTGCAGGAGATGCAATAACAACACAGTCTTTTCTTTCTTCAGCAATATTGTCAATCAGATAGTTAGCCCACTGATGGCTATGTGTGCCACCTCTGGCTTTACCCTGAAGGATAAGCGAGACATCAATCTCTTCTGCATTCTTAAACACATCGATAGCGCTCGACAGCTGGCCGATTGCAACATTAGCCTCACCAGAATCTGAATCACCGGTGATTGAATGAGCGGTTACGTTAGCAGAACCACCATCACGACCAAGTGTGAATGATCTTGAGAACGGTACCGTATTAGTCACCGCAGTGTTCGTCATATTAACACCGGTGTTGGTGTATGTAGCTGTTGAGTTTGATGTTTCGCCGGCAGGTCTAATCACCTTACCACCGTTAACAAGATACCTAGATTGATTAGCAATCACATTGTAGTAATAAATCGACTCACCAGACTCATTCTTGGCATCAGATGCGCGAGAAACAGCCGGGAAAGATTCAAGGATCTGACCTTTGACGCCAGTGAAGATACCGTCTTCGTCTTGAACAACAATATGAAGTTCATCTGACGCATCGGCATTGTTCGCAACATTGTTACAAAACAACGAAGTGCCAGGAGCCTGATCGAAGTTACCAGCAAATTGCCATTTGCGCTTGACTGGATTAACTGTCGTTTGCTGTACATTAGAAGAAAACGCTGTACTTAATGTGTACTTGGTCTCAAGAGTAAGAGTAGCAACAGCTGTAAAATTAGTATCATTACCGCTGTCTGATAAAGCACCGGTGACGGTTGTCGCACCAATGGTAGAAATGCGTTTCTCAGTAGTACCAATTGAGTTGTTACCCAATCTAACGACATCACCAACAGCAAAACTTGAAGCAATGTTGCTAGCAGTGTTTGAGGCAAGAAGATACTCAGCAGTGGTGACGTTCGACGTCTCTGTGAATGAGGTTTTTGTATCTATGACCGTAATAGTAAGGTCAGTATTACCGACGGCGACGTCCATAATAGCAGACGTGAGGCCGGCGACCGTATTAGAAATAGTGCTTTCAAAAGCTCCGGAACTATCACAAACGGAAATTTTCAACGAGTTGCCCACTGAACCGGGATACTTGGCTAAGAAAGCCGCATCACCTGGAACTGTAATTTCGTTGTCGTATGCTTCTCCGTTTTTGATCAGAACGGTATGTAGTGTATTAGCTGAGCCGGCTGCTGTTGCAGATGATTGCAACACAGTGGCATTTAAGGCCGTAGTCGCAACAGCGCGACTGACATATAGCTTATTGCCATATGCTAAAAAGTTTGCGGCGGTGAAAAATGTTTCGAAATTAGTGCCATCGGGCTTGTTGTATGTAGCAACGAGCTCTTCTTCTGAGGAGACCAAGTTAGCTATTTCAGCCGGGCCCCATCTAAAATGGCCGGCAATCGCACCTTCGGTCGAGCTGACCCCGGGGACAATTGTCGTTAAGTCAATTTCCGTAACATTTACACCAGGACTGACTTGAAATCCCATGGCTTGATTCTCCTTCTTTAAGGTATGATAAGCATGAATTTAATGCTTACGAATATTTATAAAAAGTGGGTACTCACCAACTGCCTTCTATCTCATATGGATGGGCAACTATCATAGAATCTCCTCCTTTAAACTTACTCATTTCATCCTCAGGATCCGTTATACCATCTTGAAAGAACCCAAACGGTAACATATCGTCTTCCAATGCTGCTTCGTTTGCTTTAAGCAAATTCTTTCTAATATCAATATCAGTCATCTCTTTAAAATATTCTTGACCTGTAAGCCAAGAAAACAGTACTAAACACATCACAAGGTCATCGTGATAACCTTCTTCAGCAGCGTAGCTCTGTCCTCTTACAACAAAAGCTGTAAGTTCTTTAAGAATTTCAAAGTCATTGATTACTAACTTATCATTTTCAACAATAGTCTTTAGACCTGCACAACCAACTCTTTTTAATTGCTTAGTTGTCCTAACACCTAACTGTTGTGATGATCCTCCAAATCCAGCTGTAAGTAACTGACCAGCCCTTCCTTTCCACTCAGCAGTCAGGATACCTTCGTATTCCAACTCATGGTGTAGAATATCAGCAACCTGTTGTCCAATGTCATTAATCTCAACAAGAACAATAGCTTCGTTGTATTTCATGCCTGTGTCGTATATTATAGACGGGTACAGCATGGGTGAGATAACGTTGCTTCTGAAAGTACACACAACCTCATACGGGATTGATGTACAGTCTATTACCGTAAATGCACTATAGTCATTACCTATACCTCTCGATGTATCAACCGAGATTGAGTACGTATGTCCTTTCACAGGCTCCTTCCATATCTTAATTGTTTCGCTCCATGCTATGGGATCGGCAAATACCATAGAGCTTAACTTGGAAGGATTAATAAGCGTGTTTGAAGAACCTATAAACTGGCATTCAAATTCTTGTCTAAACTGCTCCTCACTGGTGTTCTTAATTGTCTGTTCTTTCCAGGCTTCGTCTCTACCTGGTACAGCTGACCAATGAACCTCAATCGGAACATATTCGTTCTTATTTGTTGTAGCATCTACCCATATCTTGTAGAAAAGATTCATACCTTTAGGGGTAGACGTAATCATAACTCTCGATGTTTTACCAGACGAAATGGTAGGATACACAGAGGCAAAAAACTCTTCTTGTAATGTTGCTTCAACGAACGCAAACTCATCGAGGTACACTAGACTGTAGGAACCACCTCGTATAGCAGAAGACGATGTTGAAGATGCAATAATCTTTGAGCCGTTTTCTAGTTCAATAGACCCCTTATTCCACTCAACTAGACCTTGCTGCAACCAATGTGGAAGCCATTCATAAGCCATTTGCAAACGACTGAGAATGTCGCGAGCAGTAGTAGCCTTATTAGCTAGAATCGCACAGTTAAATGACTCGTTAAACAGCACAAACCACAATATAACAGCAACCATTGTTGTGGTCTTGCCAGACTGACGAGGCATCTTACATATCGAGAACCGATTGGATATAACTGACTTCATAATATCTAACTGGAAATCATATAAATCAAGAGGCACAACACCCTCATCGATGTTAACGATCTTCATATAGGTACGACAGAAGTACTCAACATCCTTAGAGCATTTTACAATCTCTTGGATTTGATCCTCTGTATAATCTAACTGAACCCCGGCCTTCTTAAGCCTAGGATTCCCTAGATATATTTCTGATGCTTTTAAGTCCATGGTGGATTAGCCAGATGATTCCCGTAGGGCAACCTGTGCTGCCATTTCTTTAGCTACTTTAGCTTCATCTACCACGCTTCCATCTTCATCAGGAACAAGTCCACGTCTAGCAAGATGTTCGCGATTGCGAAGATGCTCTTCAGCAATATCTTCTTTGTTTTGACCATGATATTTAACACCATGGTGATCTCTAATCATTGCAGTTGCCATACTCATCCAAGCACCAGATGTAGTATGATAAATCTGAAAGTCTCCCAACTTCCTACCGTACTTGCCTTTTTCATCCTTATGTGAGATAAACTGAGCTGCAGTGGCCATATAGGTTACGACCTGTTGCTTAGCAAGCAAGCCAAACTTCTTCTCTTCTTTATCTGACGTTCTTGATTCTGGTGTATCGATTCCCATGATACGGATTCGTTCGTTGCGCATCCATATACCAAACCCTAGATCGATATCGATGTCAACTGTGTCTCCGTCAACCACCTTAACTAATTCGAAATTATACTCATACATCTGTTGACTTCTCCTGATATTGGTATATAATAAGCAATGCGTCCGGGCGAGGTATACTATAGATTTAACTGAATATAAGGTATCCAATACCGCAAACAGCAATTATGTCTATACATATACTCCACATTATATAGGCTCTAAATAGATACCGAGCTAGTCTCGTTTCTGTTAACGGGCGCCAATCGATAGCCATTCAGATCCTCCTTTTACTTTATCTTTAATTGCTCCCGAGCATTACCGCCCAACAGTTTAGTTAATTCGGAATTAGTTCCTACAAATAGATTATTAGTAACTTTCTTTGCAGCATCTTTCGGTTCTGATAATATGTCTTTAGCTTTAGATTGAAGGTCGACAATCTTTTCATTAGTATCAGTCAGGGTCTTTATCAGTTGACCTACAACCTCATATGCTCTAGGATGTTGAGACTGTTGTGCAACATCTAATATAGCATCTAATGCATCCCGGCCTCTTTCGGCTAAATGATATAGGTTCTCTCGTGCATATTGAATGTCTTTTTCAGTATGTGCATCGTCCTTAATAACAGCCGCTGGTTTATTCGCTGCTATAGTAGGTGCGGAATTTGGAGTAAGATCTAAAGCATTAGCAATAGGATCA